ATCTTTACCATCAGACTTGAGAATGGAATTCATCGCCTCGTTCATAGCCTTCTCAGCCCACTTGATAGACAACTGACCAGACAGTGTAATGCCTTCTGCAATTCTCATATCGAAGTAACGGAAGTAAGCATTGCCTAACGCACCATAAAGAGAGTTAAGCAAAATCTTAATAGCCATCTGAGTATTCTCTAACCTATTTATCTCTCGGCTGAGTTCGCTAGTCTTACCCTTCTCGTAATCTTTTTGTAGCTTGAGCATATCGTTCTTAACAGCACGGCGCTCATCATACAAACCAATGATGATCTCAGGCATAACGCCACGCTTGTCTTTACGATACATAGAGCCATTGGCAGCTACAGAAACGTCTCGCTCACGCAACTCTGGATCAATATCATTCTCAAGGTAGTAGTCAACACCACTTGCAGTGAAGTCACCGGGGCCACTCAGAAGAGTTTCTGGTGACATGTTGTACTGCACAATCAAGTTTGGATACAGAGAGTTCAAGTCGAACGAGGTGATCCACTTGCTCATGCCAACGATTGGGTCTTTCACGTAGCCACCAGGATAAGGCTCTTTGTGCTTTCTGACAGCGGGTGGGATAGCAATCTTTTGCTGGCTCAAGTGACGATAGATGATTGAGTCCCAGATAGAAGTCGTACCGAACGTCTCCATGTAGTTGACACCACCCTTGTAGGCAACAGTCAACGCTAGGTTCATAAGACCAGTCTGCTTGTCAATCTTATCTACAAGTTGAACATCTCGAATGTTATAGTCAATGAACTTCTGGTAGTCGTTCTTGTACAGAGTGTGAAGACTGCCATGCTCGGCATAGGAAAGCTTCTTCTCACCAACAACAACAGAGGCAATGTGATCTAGTGTATACGATGCCTGAGTGCCGTAGCTGTACCCGAACTTCTGGAACAGATCAAAGTAGTCCATCTGTTGAACACCGTAGATTTCATAAGCATCTAGGTTCTTACCCTTGACGTTAATCTGACGGTACTTTGTAATACCAAATGGAGAGAACTTTTTCACAGTCTCTTCACCTAGAATTCTAGTTGTACGATTAACCATGTAGGGGATATCAAAGAATCGTATGTTCCAACCAGTGATGATATCAGGACAGTTGTGCATCCAGAAAGTTAGAAACTTCAGAATCAAGTCTGACTCACCAGCACAGCGAACATACCGAATCAGCGCACCATCAAGCTCTAGCTGAGACTTAGACGAATCATAGCTATCTAGACCCCAAACGTAATAGATGTTATTATTAGAACTCTTGTATGCAATTGAGATGATTGGATAGTTTGCTTGACCAGGCTCTGGGAAGCCATCATCAGACGCAACCTCAATATCGATATTGCCAACTTCGATCTTCTTCAGGTCGTACTTGATTACACCAGGAAACTTGTCTTGGATAAACTGAGCAACGAAGTTATTGTTACCGTGAATTTTGAAGTTGTCGATGTCTTCATACTTCTTAATGAAGTCAGTAGCCTCACTCATAGAGTCAAGCTCTATAGGCTCAACACTACTGCCGTCAAACGCTTTCCATACGCTTTCAGATTTAGTAGATTGCAGATACATCGTAGGCTTGAAAGGCACCTTTGTCTGGACTCTCTCACCACTATCATTATAACCACGATACAGCATCTTGTTGCCGAATCGATTCACACATGTATAGAAACTCAAATTGATGCTCCATTTTGTATATTATATGTATCATTGTATATCATATGAAACACTTTGTCAAGTAAATTAGTCAGTTCTTTCACCGACTCCATAGTCTACAACAACAGGGAATCTTGGCACACCATCTGGTGTAAGTCCAAAGTATCTAAGTGTTGCCCACTCTGGAGTGACGTTAGATTCCAAAAGTGTCTTCATTTGCTCTTGTGTGCCTCTCACACCAGCACCGACCTCTGTACCGTCAGGCATACGAAGCACGAATCGCTTCACATAACCTGCCCAGTTACCTTGACCTTCAACTACAGCAACAACAGGAAACTCTTCTGTGATGAACTCTTTACGCTTCAGCAAGTGGTTAGAACGCTTGTTCTCATATGCGTAATCATTACGAACCATCTGTCCTTCATAACCAGCAGTCATGTACTCGCCGTACTTTTCGTCAAGCTGGTCTTGGGTACTGCACCATACAGTTGGCACAAGCTTCAGATAGTTCCACTTATCTGACATGCGGTCAAGTGTATCACTTCTCAAGGCAAACGACAACTTGGTATCTTTGGCGTTGTACATATCATAAACGTGATACTGCACAAGGTTCTGCGATTCAGCTATATCTGCCTCTGTACTTTTTGTCTTACGAACTAGGCTAACAATCTTATTGAAGTCTTCTTTCAATTCGTGATTGTACAGTTCGCCATCAAGTACCACTCTCGGATTACTCTGAAAGAAGCTTTTGATCTCTTCCCAGATATGAGGGCAACTGTTGATAGCTTTGCCGCTTCGTGTCCATAGACCTTGAGCATTAGCAACGCAACGAATGCCGTCTAGTTTGGGTTGGCTATAGCCTTGACTCTGTGGACGCTTCGTGTAATCGTTTGCTAACATTGGAGAGAACTTGTCGTATGAATCAACCTCACTGATGTCAATGAAGTATTCCTTTTCGATACGCTTGTCCCAGTCTGCTTGGGCTTCTGCTTGTGCTTGCGTGTACGCATTAGTCTCGTTGACCTTGCCCACATTCTTCGCTTCACTCAGATTCCACCCACTTGTGACGTTTTGGCCATCTTGCAGTCCACTAATACTTCTAGTGCCTGCGTAGTCATCATTCGAATATCCAACTTGGATTTGCCAGACTCTGATCTTGCCATTAGAGTCACGCTTGTACAATTCAGGTAAATTTTCAATATGTTTCATAGAATATCCTCACTTAGTATTGTTACTATAACACAAACATTATATATTGTCAAGCGAAAAAGAGGGCTTTCGCCCCCTTTCTTTACTCTTTTTTAGATACGAAATTGTACATCTCTTGTGCCTTATCCATCATGTCTTTGATAGAGTATGGTTTAAGAGCGCATTGCATTTGCTCAGTATCCTTCTTGCCTTGTTCCCACAACTGTTTTGTGAACTCGACATTCATGTGATACTGTTGATCCATGTAATCTTTAGCCATCTGTAGCATTTCTGCACGAATTTCAAAGGGGTTCTTATTGCTCATTTTTTTACCTTTGCCAGTGATTCACCAACCGCATTAGCAAACTCGGTCGTTGCTTTAAATGCTTCTTTAGTGAACGCTCTTTGGTGCTCGATAAAAGCATTAAGCGGTTTGTTCATAGCTTCATCTTTAAACCAGGTGTCTACAAAGGTTTTCTTTGCTCCCTGGATCATATCGATCATTGCATTAGTCATGTATTCATTCATTTTACTTCTCCTGTGTGATGTGTGTAGGCGGGGTTTGACCCCCGCCTGTTTTTGTTACTCGGTGAGCAACTGCTTTGTATCCACTGTGGGTCCATTAATCGCAATCTTTTGCGGTTTCTTTTCCTCAGGGATAATATTCTCTAGCAAGATACGAAGCATTCCGTCTCGTAAACTTGCCTCTCGTACAACAATGGTATCAGCAAGCGTAAACGTCTTTGTGAACGCACGTGCGGCAATACCTTTGTGAATGTACTCTTTTTTATCAGTATCGCTAATCTTACCTTCAATGGTAAGAACACCCTCTTTGACAGAGATGTCAACCATATCTTCAGAAAAGCCTGCAACGGCCATCTCAACGATGTACGTAACGTCACTCTCTTTTGTGATATTGTAAGGTGGATATGGACTAGCTTTAGCCGTTTGATGCATAGTTGCCATGCGATCAAAGATACGATCAAATCCGACAGTAGTGAACGGATCATAGTGGGTTTGCAGATAAGTCATTTTAGACCTCCTATTAAGCAAGGGTTATAGTTATGAGTCCCCGAAGGCAACTCATAACTATTTATATAAATTTAACTCAAAAGTACCAGCTAATTTTCAAATTCTTTAATTTTTTTCAACTCGCCATTCCACACCGAGCATCTTGTACATCAGTCTTCTCAGTACATTGGGATGTTCACTTAAGACCAAGTCAAAACCAGATGTGTATACAGTCATCTTGTTAATGTTAGGATAGAGAGAGGCAGACGATAGCGTGAGTGCGCCTGAATAAGTAAAGTCAGAAATTGAAAACGTATTGATTGATGTACTAGGTAACTCATATACCAACGGTAGTTCTAGTTGCTCAGGATGCAAGTCATAGAATCTAAACTCTAACTGTTTCATCTTAAACTCCTGTAGATCCGAATCCACCATTACGATTAGTCTTTGCCACTGGAGCTTTATCTACCAATGAGAACGAAATTTGTGCCTTATTTTTCACAATCTCGCCCTGAGCAATCCGCATACCGTCTTTAATAGCAAACGGCTCGTTGGATATATTGTGTAGCATAACGAACGTTTCGTCAACATAATCTGCATCCACAATGCCTTCACAGTTAGCTACAGTAATACCATTCTTCCAGCTTAGTCCTGAACGAGGATGAATACGTAGAGATTGTGACTCATCAAGATCAAATACTAGTCCTGTTGGAACTAGACATCTTTCGCCACTGTAGATAGTGATGCCTCTTCCATCAGGCTTTCCATTCAACAGAATGTCATGCATAGGACGTTTGACTTTAGTGTTGCTTGTAGAGATAACCGAAATGGCATTCCCCTCGGGAATAGAAGCACACAAGTCGAAACATGCCGCCCATTTGCTACCATATACTGGTAAGTGTGCTTCTGGAAAGAGTTTGTAGATTCTGAGATTGTCATTGCTGACAGAATCCATCGGCTTCATCCAATCATACGTAGTGGTATAACCATAGGTGGCAGTATGGTACTCAAGTTCTTTATCGCTCATAATATAGTTCCTTTTTGTTATCGTTTTTTGCCAATACTGTACTTGGCGACTAACTCCCATTCACCCTTTTCTTTATGAGGAAGAATCTTGATCTGCGACAATGGAGCTTTAGGCTCTACGATCAACTCAGCGTTTACAGCTTTGACCAATTCCCATTCCGCAAGAAGGGTGACGATTGTATTCCTACGTGCCTTATCCTCTTCAGAGAAGTCATTCGTCTTCCCATCTAGCATAAAGAGTTCTTTGAAGTGTACGATGTAGTACTTACCTTGTTTGTGCAGAATGTGGCAAGACTGATACAACTTCTGTTCTTTTTTCGAGGCGATACCAATTCGAGTCAAAGTTTCTTTCACCTTAAGAAAACTCTCTTCGTTAGGCAAGGTTACCTCTACGAGTTTGTCTATTAAATTCATCTTTTAATACCACCTGTATCTTGTTGTTTTTTCATGATATCCAACTGTTCACTAGACAACAAAGACATGTATTCTTGGCCTATAACCCTATTACATTTGTAATACGCACACACCAATTCAAGTTCTTCGTTACTAGCATTCTTAACCCATTTTGCAAACCGCTTCTTAGGTCTAATACTATTTATAAGACACTCGTATTGGGGACGTTTATCAAGGTGGTGGTATTGGTTCATTAGGTTAGCATGAAGAATAGTGTCGGGAAAGTACGACAGAGCTTTGTTTACGAGCCAAGGCTCATAGGCTTTCTCTGCT